GTCAAAGTTGGTACGAATCCGTACCGCCGTAAGTTCGGCTGTCAATGACATCGCAACTTCCGGCCCTGAGGACAGTTCCAGAAATAAACTGAGTAGACGAAATGATACTGGAATCATCTTCTTTATAAGAAGGTTCAAGCTTGAAGAAAGCTCATTACATAATTGTTGTGTATCCAAGAAACGTAAGGTTATACGTACAACCTAACTGGACTCAGTTCCAGGCGGTACTTATCAAGACTTATTCTCGACAGTAAGCTTGGTGGTATTCTTCGGTATACAACCGTAATGATCGGCTCTAAGATGGCAACCCTGCCAAGGGGTTCATCCGTAAGAAGGAAACTCTAATCTTAACCGCAAATTAATCTATTCAGATAAATTCTGGGGAGGCATCTTAGTAGGGCAGTGAAAACTACCAATACTATGATAACCTCGCAGGAGAAAATGAACTCCTCCCTAACTAGGGTAGCTGCGGCCCCGGGATGCAATATTCCCGGGAAACCGAAGTAGAATAATTCCGTCGTATACGCGGTAAAGATACAAACCTTAAAAATGAGAAAATCAAATCTAAGATTTAGTATATCCAAATCACGTTTCGACTCAAGAAATATTCTTGCTAAGGCCTTCGTAAAACAAGGTCAACCAATGGTGGCTCATATATTACGTATGATCCCCTCATTGGGTGGACAAATTACTCCGAACTGGGCCCGAATTACTATTCGTTTCCTAAAGCAGCTTAACTTGATCAAAAGAGCAAATGGGACTAAAGGTGTAGTTTTATACCTAAAAACCTGTTCTGTTCTTTTGCAACAAGTATGCGCAGGATACAAAATATCAGATATTGGACCTCTCGGTTTTCGAGTCGGGAGATCTAATTCTGGTTTACCAAGCATTATCCCTAGTTATCATCGAAAGTTGATAACTAGAGGTAATACTTTAGTGATCAAATATTGGTTAACTGTATTTTCTCTTTATAGAGATATTCACTTTACAGGTGAATTTAAGGTTGATACAATAATTGATCCTAGTACCTCTTCTATTGATGAGAAGACTGCTTTATCTTTTGTTAGAGATTTTAAACTACTTGTTTTAAAATCAAAAGACATAAGCTTTTCGTCTGCCTCATCCTCTTTGTTCCCGATTTTAAAATCAGGACCTCAGTCTTCTAGAGAGTTCATGGAGTTTAATACCCATGTAGCCTCTGTTCTTCGATCGTTGATGATGCTATGTTCTGACAAGTATTCACACTTGTTGGATAGTATCAGATTCATTGCGGATTACACTTCTAATGATTCCTTATCGGAATTATTAGGTAAGTTGGTAGTGTCTCTTATTACTAAAGTAAGAGATTACCCTGTAATATCAACTTATCTGGGTAAACTGAGTACAAAGAGTGAAGCGGCCGGTAAAGTGCGTATTTTTGCTATGGTAGATCCTTGGACTCAATGGGCCTTATCACCTCTTCACAATAAATTATTTAATTTGTTGAGAGGTTTTAAGACCGATGGTACTTTTGACCAATTGAAACCTCTTAATAGAGTTCCATTTGGTAAAGTACCCATTTATTCCTTTGACCTATCAGCGGCGACAGATAGACTACCTTTATTTTTACAAAAAGGTATTCTGTCTGAGTTTTATTCGCCTGAGTTTGCTCACCATTGGGCAAACTTACTAGTTAATCGAGAATACTCTATTCCTTCACCTCGTGTGTTAGAGATGCAAGGTATAAAGGTTAGAAGAGCTGTACATGACCAAGCTTGTACGGTCCCTTCTTCAGATCTTGGTAAACTAGGCTCATCTCCATTGATAAAGAATCTTAAAGCTGTTCGATACTCTGTTGGACAGCCAATGGGTGCTTTATCTTCTTGGGCGATGTTAGCATTAACACATCACTATATTGTTCAATACTGTGCATGGATTACTTGTGTTGTTCCTGTTGGACAATTCTTCGATCAATACTGTGTATTGGGTGATGACATTGTTATATGGAACAAACCAGTAGCTGATCAGTATCTTAAGTTCTTAGATGCCTTAGGGGTAAAAGTTGGATTGGCAAAATCTGTTATCTCTCCGAAAGGAGTAGGTTTAGAGTTTGCTAAGAAAACGATTATCAAGGGTGTAGACGTAAGTCCTATACCTTTTAAAGAAATGAGTGCCTCTCATCGTAATTTTGCATCATTGCGAACTTACTGTGAAAAGTATTCATTAAACTTTACTCAGGCTTTAAGATTCTTAGGTTACGGTTACAAAGTTGACCAGACCAAGGTGAAAACTCGTATCGTTCGTCTTTTAAAGACTGCTTTACTAGTTCCAAGAGATGGTAATGAATTATTATCATTGTTTTCTCTTCACTTTGATTATCAATCTAACTTCAAATTAAAATTTGAGTTAGAAAGATTCCTGGTTAAATTTGTACGAACTGAACTTACTCGTATGAGTAAGACGGCCGGTGTACTTAAATATGATTTAGTACAATACTTGACCCACCTTTCGGTTGAGGCCCAGTTTATGGGTGGAACTCATGAAGGTAAGATAGATTTAGCTATCAAAGGGGATTCCCTTGTTCGCTATATCAAAGACCTTACTATGATTGAGTCCCGGTCCAAAGTTCTTGGTTCAGGAGAATATCATCCTCTTGATCCACGTCTTTATCAGTTTCCAGTCTTCTGCCAAGATTTCCAAGATAAAGCCCGAATCTTATTCGAGTTTAAAGAAATCATGGACTTAATCCAAGAAGATCTGTTGATTAATCCTATTCCGATGGTTTCTGTTTCTCCTACTTTTTTGGAAAATCAGAGACAACTTCGAAAATGGACATCATGGTCTTCTAAGTTTGCCAAGGCAACTAATAGTAGTATCTGGAAGAATTTAACTTTTAAAAAACTTCATAAATGTTAACATTCATGAGAATCTTCTCTGTTAGAGTTGCTAAATTATGTAGTAAGTTATCCAATCAAAAGGTAACTACTTCCATTCGGTTGTTTAGATCTGGAATCAGATCGACAGCCGGAGGAAGAATTTCTTCACAGTATATGCACTCAAGACACTTCCTTAAGTTGCTTAAAGCTATTAGCTTTAGCCATTTATGGTTGTCAATTGTTTGTCTATTACTGTTGAATGGATTCTACTTAATTAGTCAACTTGTTCAGGCGACAGGTATCTCTAGTTACGTTCATTTACCTTCCTTAGGGGAGTTCTGTAATATGTTATCATATTTATGGGCTCTTTCCTTCGGTTGGTTTATGATGGTTTCTGTTAACCATTGGAACGACATTGTCGGTATATATATGCATTGTCACACTGCAGGAGATTTCTTTTCTACTGCATGTGCGCATTTGTATACGGTTAATTATTTGATGTTAAAGAATTTTCTTTACATTTTAGTAACTAACCCATCCATGTTATTGGAAACTGTAGCTGCTAAGGAGTTCATATTGTTTTCTGACACGATACATGCGGGTGCACATCAGGCTTGGTTATTAATTAATAACCATATTCCTCTTTACTTGAATCCCTTATGGGATTTCATTGGTAATTGTGCATCAGCATCCTATTTATGGATTACATCCAAAATAGGGGCAGGAGTAGGTTGGTATTGGTCATCCCTAACAGGAATGATCAGTCTAGCAATAACTCCTATTGTACCCGTGTTCATTCAACCTTATGTAACTGAACTTTTCAGCAAGGTAGCTAGTGGAATAGCCTTGTCCCTAACAGTGTGGATCTTAAGAATTTTCTTAGGGTTCCCATTCTAATTAGAGGATAAAAGTTATTCTTTCTTTGAAAGAAGACCCAGTCTCGGATTATAATTTGTTTAATCAACAGCATCATTAACTAAAAGTTAATGTTGACTATTGAATAAGTAATGACTATCGCAACTGAGCGAGACATGTTATCGAAATAAACTTTGGTTTTG